CACCGCCATTTTGTTTTACTAATGAACCCGAAGATGACTTTGCCTGTATTTCTAATGTGTCTGTATTATTTAGTAATTGAATAAACGAACCTTGGAAAATGTGTTCTTTACCTGCGACTATAGATTGTACAGCTAGGTCTATTTCATTTAAAATTGTACCTGAACTGTCTTTATGTACCCATCTAAAAGTGACATCTCTTGAAGAACTATCATGATTTTTTATATTTGCATTATAAATACATTGAAATATTTGGTTGTCTTGTGTAGCTGTAAATTTATGCGTAGTACTATTCCAAGGCAAAATACCTGAAGATTGTGATAGTGAAGAACTAAACGCTTGTACTTGTAAATTTGTAAATGATGTACTTATTGCTGGTGTGTCTTTTAAAAAAGCAATATCAGCTGTAGAAGCTGTTGATTCTGCTACACTATCATTACCAAAATTAAAGTCCATAAATAAACGTGTAAAATCACTACTATTTAAAAAGTCTGAACTGTATGTAAACCCCGCTTCCGTAATAATTCTATCTACTAAATATTTACACCTTAACCAAGGTCTAAAAGCGTCTTCTAGTTTATTTAATTTTACTTGTCCATTGTCAAAAGTAGTGTCACCGTTCCATTTACAAAAAGGATATTTTAAAACATCAGTAGTAGTAGCGCCTGCAGTACCCGCAAAAGTTCCTGTAGGTAATGCGTTNTCTAAAGTTAAAGCACCTTCAAAACTACTTTTTATAACTGTTTTATTGTATGTGTGTAATAGTTCGTTAAAGTCAATATCTTTAAACTTTTTTTCTTTTAATGTATCTGCTAATGTAATTGTATCACTATATAAATTTACTACATAACTTATTTCTTCTTGTTTTTCTTTTATTTCTGTCAGTCTTAAATATCCATCAAATATTGTATAACCATCTTCTTTTAAAATTGCTTTAGTTTTTCTATACGGATTAAATGCATATACATCACTTTGTACAGACCTTGTTACATCAAATAAACTACTAAATATTTTATTATTTCTTTTTGTAGCTGGCAAGTCAAAACTTTTACTATAACTTTGTACNTTTTCTGCTACGTTTTTAAAGTTATCTATAGACAGTGTTAAAGGTATTGTTTCATCACTGTACAAATCAACAATAACTGATCCATCTGTGTAATCATAAGTTGTAGGCGCGCTAGCTATAGTTTCTTTTATAGATACACTACCTATTTCTAAATTAGTATTGTCATCATTTAAGTAATTTAAAACTAAAACCATTTCAGCGCTAGTCGCTGTAAATGTAAATGTTTGTGTACTTACTGAAGGTGTTATTGAATTGAATAAAATAGGCTCATAATTAACACCGTTAAAAGTCCAATTAGTAGAATGACCTATAATTAATATACCTGTAGTTCCTGCTAACATCTCTAATTTAAGTTCATATACAGAACCGACTACTAAATTACTTATTAATTGGAATATACCAGTACTAGAAGCAGAAGAAGCACTGTCTAATGTTATTTTATTACTTGATATTGAAGGTACTGATACAGCACCCCATACACCCCCTGTACTATTCCATGTATTCCAACTGTTGTTAGGCGCTACGTTTGACATAACTGTATCTACTGGGTTCGCTACTGTTAGTGAAAAACCCGAACCTAAATATCCACTTGTAAAAGAATAGTTAGATACATGTTGACTAAAAAAAGGTACAGACACTTGATTAAACTGACCTTCAAAACTTTGTGGGTATACTATTAGTTGTAAACTCATTATATTCTTTGTGTGTTTTTAGTTCTTGTAGTTTCTAATGTAAATCTGTATTGTATCAAACGATCATTAGCTTTTGTTTTCCTTGTGTGTGTAGTTCCTGTTAATGTTACAGGTTCAATATATTTTCTCATGTACCCCTCATCTGCACTGTCTGTACTTCTTTGATTAAGTATATAAACATCATTACTTAAAAACAATTCTTCTAACCACTCTGATTCTTCTTCTGTTATAAAATCTGTATTAACACTTATCTGTTCTGATACACTAGCGTTAAAATATTTCTTACCTCCTTGATGGTCTTTTAATCTATATACACTTTCGTTCCAAGTTCCTGAAATTTGTGTAAATGATTTTCTTCTTGTACTTAGTGTTCTTGTTGATTTTTTAGTAAAGTTGTAGTAGTCCCATGTACCGTATTTATTTAACCAACATAAACGTATTGTTTCAAAACCTTTACAGTCATCTTCTTGTTTGTATATTTTATATGTGTCACTTACTAAGTTATCGCCGCTGTCATGTGCTACAACAGTGTAATAATCCCAATTAGTTGGTAATGTTTCACCTGAACCTACTAAATTACCTGTACCTACACCCGCAAATTGTATCTTAGTATTACTGTCTGTCAAATATCCTGAATGACCGCCTGTACTTGGTGATATAGTTTTTGTAATTAATGATCCTGTAGTAGAACCATTGTAATAGAATTGTATTTTAACAAACTTTATAGATGGATTCGCTAAACCTGAAACACCTACTCTAAAGTCAGTATCATATTGACTAAAGAACGGTAATGTCATGTAATCATTTAACCTTATATATTGTGTTGTCGGCGCGTTAGTTAAAAACTTATCACCGCTAGCGTTCATAATTAACCCTTTGTGTCCTAAGTGGTAACCAAAGTCACCGTTACTATCCATTTTAAGTATATCGTTATCATATAAAACACCGTTAAATACTAATAATTTTCTACCATCTTTGTCGCCTGCTGCTGTTGTTACCGTTCCTGTAGCACTTGTTGCAAACTCTATTTTAAATTTAACCCTTACGTATCTTACTGTATTTCTATTTGTACTAAAATCATCTATCTGATGTATTGTATGCGGTGTTGTTTCTGAATAGTCTGTACCATTATATTGTGAAAAAAAGCTATTTGTAGAATTGTGTACTACACCACCTTCGTAATCTGGTGATACATAAGATTCTAATATTGATCTTAAATTGAATATACCTCTACCTGTTGCATTTGGTGAAGCTTTTAAAACAGCTACTCTATTAGCAGTAACCATTAAATTAGATGATACGTTATTTACATATATTTCCGCTATATACTTTATTTTAAAATTACCACTTATTGCTGTATTGTCATGAATCGTATATATAATATCTTGACCTACTGCTAATAAATCATATTTTGGTTGTTGTTCTATTATTAATGCCATTATTTCTTAAATGCTTTTATATTGTTTAATACATCTTGTTTAAAGTTTGCTAACATCTCTTTTTTAAACTTGTTAAAACTAAATGAGATTGGTTGAGAATAAAAACTAGCTGCCTTTATTCCTTTCCTTTGTATTGACTTTGAGAATAAGTAAGCTAAACTTTTTGTCTTTATAAACCTACCTAAACTATCACGCCCTCTAATATTCTTTCTACTTATCCACTTCATTAGCGCACCTATATTCGGCGCATTACCTACACCTGACCTATACCTAAAAGGTGACTGTTTACGTTTACCATCTATACCTATATATGATCTTGATACTTGCGTACCACTAACCCCCTTTTGTATATAGTCACCGTATTTAGCTGATAGAAATTTTAAATCGTAACCATCTTTGTCTTTAACTACTTTGTATTTTAAGGACTTTGATAACTTACCTGAAGCTGTCCGTTTTTGTAATATACGTCTAGCTTGTCTTACAATGTATTTACCGTAAGATTGTAAGTACCTTTCTATACTATTGTACTTTTTAGCCACTATACACTAGCTATAAACATTTCTACCTGTATATCATTTGAAGAACTAGGTCTAATTTGTAAAGAAGCTAAGTCAGCTGTAATTGCTGCAAAGGCTGGTGTTGTATCTTCTTCTGCTACAAATATATCATCACCATTGTACAATATATGTGACGCACCCGCTCTTAATCGTACTTGATAATTAGAAGCACCTGACACTACACCTAACATACATTCGTTTGTATCATCTAAATTAGTTATTCTAATATACTTTACATTATCCTTATCTATGTTACTAGCTGCTGCGTGTGGTGTTGCTCCAAACTCAGCTATAGTAGTAGTCTGTGAATGTGTACAAGATATTGTACGTTCTAAAGTATCTACAATACCTGTAGTTGTTAGTGTATTTGTTGAACCTCTACTTGATCCGTTAATTGTAACACTTTCTGTAATTGTTGTTGTTAAATCTGCCATTTTATTTTTTATCTATTTGTTTTAATTTATTTATTGACCATTCTATACCACTTGTACCACCCCAAGCATCCCACATTAAACCCCCGCAACCTTCACTATATGGTACATCTTTATTTTGTTGGTGTCTTTTAAAAGAAGCCATACGTGCGATAGTATCTCTACTGATTGGTTTTCTGTCTGCTAATTGTCTTGCTCTTGTCCAACCTACTCGTGTACCACAATCACTACCGTTTTCTTCTTTCCATTTTATAGCACGTTTAGCGTTGTTAGTAGCGCTTTGTGGGTAGTCAGTATAACTTTCTAATTCTTGTTTTAAGTATGTTTTTAAATCTTCGTAAAATTCTTTATAGTTCATAAGTTATTTTCGGTGGTATTAATTGTATTTTTAATTTACCTATTTTAAATGTTAATAATCTTTTTATTTTACGCATATAGTTGTTTGATCTACAGGCATGTTACAAGTATCTAATTCACTTTCTACTGTTACTGCTAATTCCATTACCCAACCCGAAACACTATTGTCAAACCTTTCTGTAAATGGTTCACATGTAAAGTCATCATCTACAAAATACCTAGGTTCTTCACCATGTGTTGTATCATACGTATATAATAATTCACTGTGTTTAAATAGACCTACAATATCTGTCATTATCTCTAACATGTCACTTAATACTTCTTGTTCGTTTGATTCGTTAGGTTCTACTAAATCCATCATAAACAGTTGAAAGTTAAATGTCTTTTGTCTTGCTGCTAAACTTACATTAACAGGGTTAATATGAAATAATGGGAACTCAGTATTTTTTTCTAAGTCAATTTCCCATATATCACCTGTAGTTACTTTTTGTATTTGTAAGTGTTGTTCACCTACACATTTAATTGTGTCTATTACGTTATTATATGTTTTAAACCTTATAGCGTCTATACTCATTTTGTCTTTTTTTGTTTATGTCTTGTGTGTATGCTAAGAAAGTCAAACATTCATACGCTGACTTCTTAACTACCTTTTCTATATTTAATATGTTTTCCCCTGCTAAATGATAGATAGTATTATACCACCCGTATTTTTCATTTATTTCGCTACTTCCTTCGTTTGATCCCTCATCTTCTTCTTCTTTATTAAAGATTTGAGAGAATGTATCGAAAGTTCCCTCTCTAAATCGTAAAAAAAAACCGAAGCTCCGTTAAACTCCTTTAGTGTTAATTCCTTTTTAAAAAGGTTTGCTACTTCTTCGTTAGGTTCATAATCTTCTATTGCGTATGTACCATCTTCTTCTTTTGCAATTACTGGTCTATACAATACACTCATTATTAAATGTAAGTTTTCGTTTATGTCTTTCATGTATGTTTCTAAGTCCACAAACTCACCTAATGTCATGTCTACTAACTTAGGGTGAAAACCATACTCAATATCATTAACAGTTATAAAAGTAGTTAGTGTTTGTTCTGCTTCCGTATTTAAGAACTTACTTAAATGGTCACTTAGTTTGTTTATACTCGGCATGTCTAAACCGTAAAACTGTCTTTTAGGTACATCTGTTAAACAGTTAAGTATTCTAACTATCTTTTCTATTTCATGTATCTTTTCATCACTTTTAAGAACCTTCATTAACCTCATATACCTTCCTAATGTTAATTCATTCCACTGTGTAGGAATTGTATATTTAGTTTTCTTCTTACCTTTCTTTAGGATTAATTCCATAGTATATAATATAAATTATTAGTATTTAGTTTAAAATATTATTGTATAAAGTATCTACCAAAATTACTGTCTATCTCATAGTACATACGCATAGCTAAACAGTCAGCGTAGTCTGGTGATCTGCCTATAATTGCTTTTACTGTATCTTTGTCTACTATTCTTAGTTTAGTGTCTTTGTCTTGGTCTTTACTTCTTACTTGTTCAAGTTCTTCTATTATGTTTTGTCTTACAGTTATATTGTCTGTATTTATACCTATCTGTCCTTTGTTTATTTCATCAGCTAATTTATAGTAACATTGTGTCTTTAGGTTTTGGTAATTCTCGTTTTTTAATGGTCTACTATTATTTACAAAACCTTTACATCTTAGTATATCTTTTACACCACCACCTACACCATCTTCATCTACTATTATGTTATTTAAACTAACCGCTTCTTTTTGTTGTAATGACCTTATATAATCAGCTAAGTCTGTTATTGTGTTAGTGTCAAATGTCTTAATACTTTTTACTGTTTTACCTGACCATAACATAACTACTGATTTATCATTACCGAATCTAGCTACGTCACAAGTTATATAGTTCTGACCTTCTGTACCGTTTTGATTAAATAGATTTAATATACCGTTATACTCTATTAGGTTGTCATCGCTTGCGTCATACTCCCAGTTACCATACAATAAACGTTCTTTACTTAACCTGTCTAATTTTTCTAATTGTCCTTTATAGTGTTTACTTACATACTCGTTGTCATCTACTAAAGCTTGTATAAACTTTCTATAAGGTGGTAATGTGTTAGTCTTACTTGGTCTGTAAAACTCCGAGTACACCCAGTTCTTTGAAGGGTTACATGATAAAAACATTTTAGGTATTAAGTTGTATTCATCTAACTTATACCTTATACGTGAAGCACATATATTTTTTGCTTTCTCTGTTATTTGGTTACACTCATCTATAAATACTGCTGATACCTCCATACTACCAAGACTGTCAAAATTACGATCACTCGGATATAGGAAAAGGTCTTTTAGTATAACCTCACTACCATTGTAAAACGTAATGATATTTGTACTTCCGTTAAAGTTATAGTGTTCACCTGACTTAACACCCCATAGACTACAAACTTCAAAGAATGTGTTTAATGTAGTTTTCTTTAATGTGTCTAATTTACTACGACCTATTAAGTATCTTGTCTTAGAATATTTTAAACACAGTAATACGATCCATGCACAACCTATAAATGATTTACCACCACCCGCTGCACCACCGTATAGTATTTCGGTAGTTTTGTTATCAAATAAGTATTCTAATGCTTGACCTTGTGTCTTAGTAAAGTTAGCGTCAATATTCAACCCCGTTTATTTTAACATTAATAGTAATAGGTTCTTCACCACTCGTAATATCTAAACTGTCACCATAACCTCTTTTGCGACCTCGTGTCTTTAAATAGAATATAGTAGCCTGTGTATTGTTATTCTTTATTTGTTCTTTTAAATGTGTTTCTGCAAAGTCTATAAACTTACCTTCTATACTGTCTACTTGTTGTCTAAACTTCTTATCTTCTTTATACCATTTATAAAACTGTGTTCTACTTAACTGTGCTTTCTCACACGCTTCTGTTACTATACCTAGTGATTTTTCTAATGCGTCTATTAATTTCTTCTTATTGCTTTGTGTTCGTTTTTGTTCGTTTTCCATACTATGTAATATAAAAACTTCTTATTTGTTTTTTAAAGTAAGTGTTCTAACCACTCAAAGATTTCTTCTTTATTTCTTATTACTTCTCCGTTTTCATGGTTTACATAAGTAATATGTGTTTGATCTAACATGTCTTCTTCTATATTAAGTGTAAATACATCAGCTGTAAACATCTCTTCTAATGTTTCATCATATAACTTAGCTTCAAAGTCTTTTGTTATTATAAATGAATTTGGTAGTTTCATATTTATTTTTTAGGTGGTTCTAATATAATTCCTAACTCTGTTTGTGACCAGATCCGTATTTGTTCACAATACTGGTTAAACTCTTCTTTAGTTAGTTCTCTACTTGTGTCTGTAATAAATAACCTTTTTAGTTCTTCGTGCATTTCGTATTTATGGTAACCTAACTCTTTACCTAATACTAATACTATACATTTAAAGTAATATTTATTTTGTGCTTCCGTTCTATATTTCACGTTGTTTATTTCCTTTCATTATTCTATCTACATGTTTTTTACTTTCACTGTAACTATGTTTCATTTCGTTACGTATGATAGTTGGCATTCCATCATCTTCTGTTATACACTCCATTTCTACATTACAACATATAGCTTCTTTATTAACTAACTTCTTTAGTCTTTCATCAAATGTTAGTTTAAACTTAAATAGTTCTTTTTTATTACCGCATATATTACATAGGTATCTCATAACAAAAATACATTTTAAATAGTTTAGTTTCTTTCATTAATACTTTCTTGTATCGTTTTGTTTCTTTCTTGACTGTTTTATATTTAGGGTTGTTACTGTTTAGTTTTCTGCGTTTCATTTTAAAAAGGGTTTTCTGGTGTGTGTTTAGTTCCTAAATATTGTCTTTCTTGTAAGTCCGTTTTATACTTCATACCTGTTATTAATTCCCAACCTATATTATGTTTTATTATTTTAGGTATTACCATTTTCTTGTTACGTAAATCATCATCTTTATAATTAGGAAATATACTTTCGTATTTTACTTCTTTTAACCTACCTACTTTTTTACCTTTAATTGTTTTGCTCATAGTTTTCTATTTCAAATTGTAAAT